CGTCAGTACCTCCTTGCAGCAGACAACACAACAGACAATGCTGGTCTTGTACCAACACGTCAATTGTCTGAAATCATCAACCCACTCGGAACAACAATCCGCCCATCAATCGAAGCAATCTCACGCGGAGTGCTTCCAGATGCAGGTATGACTTTCGAGATTCCTAAGATTACAGCAATGCCTGTAGTAGCAGTAGCAGCAGAAGATGCAGCATTTACTGACACAGACCAGACTTCTGCTTTCCTCTCAGTAGATGTAAAGAAGTACGCAGGACAGCAGACATTCTCTGTCGAATTGCTAGATCGTACATCTCCAGCGTTCTTTGATGAACTCGTTCGCAACATGGCCGCAGCATACGCAAAGGCTACAGATGCAGCAGTAAACGCAGCACTCATCACAGGTGCAACAGCAGATGCAACAACAACAACAACTTACCCAACAGCTGCAGAGCTTCTTGGTATCGTTGCTCGCGGAGCAGCTTCTGTCTATGGAGCAACTCTTGGTCTTCCAAACCCATTCGCTCGCAACATGATTGTCAACACTTCACAGTGGTCAAACATCATGACACTCAACGATGCAGGTCGTCCAATCTACACAGCTTCACAGCCACAGAACGCAGGCGGAGCAGTCACACCTACAGCCCTACAGGGTAACGTTGCAGGTCTTAACCTCTACGTCACACCAAACACAGCTTCAGGCACAGACACAGATGGATCAATCATCATTGTGAACCCAGATGCTTACACATGGTACGAGTCACCAACATATCGCCTCCGCGCAGAATCAACAGCGGCTGGACAGATTACAATCGGTTACTACGGCTATGGCGCAATCGCGACTAAGGTCGGCGCAGGCGCGTTCAAGAACAACAAGGCGTAAGCCACACTAAGTCACTCAGAGGGGCTGCCAGAGCCCTTGCAGTCCCTCTGAGTCTTTAGAAAGGATAACAATGAGCATCACAACTGTCGCAGAACTCCGCACAGCTCTTGGCGTAGGCACTCTCTACGCTGATGCAGTCTTGCAAGAAGTTTGCGATGCTGCTGATAATGTCTTGTTGCCTTTTCTATGGAAGAACGAACAGCCAATCATTGCTCATGGCAATAAAGGCACAGTTGGAACTCTTTACTTTAATCAAGATATCAAAGACGTATTCTATGTCGGACAATCTGTAGTTATTAGCAACGCTGGCACAAAATACAATGGCACTAAGACCATTACAGGCGTAGGCACTAAGAACTTTACTATCACTACAACTCACACAAGCGATAACCCAGTTCACACAGTTGTCCCTTACGGCACAGCAGCAGCTGAGACTTATGTCGATTACACAGCAATTCCAGCAATTCAAGAAGCAAGCCTCATGATTTCAATTGATATCTGGCAGAGCCGTCAAGCTCCTTCTTCTGGTGGCGTGTCAATCGATGGCTATACACCAAGCCCTTACCGCATGGGCAACACACTTTTGGCTCGCGTTCGTGGCTTGCTTGCTCCATATCTTGACCCTCGTTCTATGGTGGGCTAATGCCAGCCATAACCACACTACGCGCATCAATCGCTACGGCTCTGACCGATAACACAAAGTGGTCGGTATTCTCATACCCACCAAGCACCCCGATTGCCAACAGCGTTATCATCACTCCTGCTGATCCTTACATTGTGCCAAGTAATAATGACTACACAGCAATCAACCCTATGGCTAACTTCAAGATTTCTATCCTTGTCCCGTTGCTTGACAACGAGGGCAACCTTGCTGGCATAGAGACCGACATAATTCGAGTCTTTACGCTTCTAGAAGCCTCCAGCATTGTATTTAACGTAGGAAGCGTAAGTGCGCCTAGCGTCCTGTCAATCGCTTCTGGAGATTTACTTACTTGCGACATTGCAATAAGTACCCTAACGGAATGGAGCTAATCGATGGACGATTGGACAAAGGAGCAAGCCGACTTTCTAATCAAGATTGGTCAGCTTCCACCAGCAACAAAATCAGCACCACAACCATCAACTAAGAAAGACGAGGAATAACCGAAAATGGCAGTATTCTTAAGCAACTTGGTAGGCGTCAAGGTTAACTCTGTCGATCTATCAGACCACGTTACATCAGTAACACTCAACCGCAACTTCGATGAACTCGAAGTAACAGCAATGGGCGATTCAGGACACAAGTACGTTAAGGGTCTTGAAGCCTCATCAATTACGCTTGACTTCCTGAACGACACAGCAACAGCTTCAGTCCTTCAGACACTTCAGGCTGCATGGGGAACTAACGTAACAGTAGTTCTTCTTCAGTCAAAGGGAACAGCAGTATCAGCGACTAACCCTCTCTATACAGCTACATGCCTTATCAACAACACTACAGATATTAACGGCGCAGTTGGAGACCTCGGAACACAGAGCCTCACAATGAACGTTTCTGGTACTGTGGCAGTTGCTACAACAGGTACTTTCTAACCAACTAAGTCAGGGGCTAAAATGGCAAAACTCAAGGTAACAAGGGCAGACAACTCAGTAACAGAGTACGAGATTACTCCACTGATTGAATACGCCTTCGAGCAATACGCCAAGAAGGGCTTTCATAAAGCCTTGATTGAAGATCAGAAGCAGTCAGACGTTTACTGGCTGTGCTGGGAAGCAATTAGACGTTCGGGTGAAACAGTCAAACCTTTCGGGGAACAGTTCCTTGAGACTCTCAAGTCAGTTGAGGTCTTAGAGTCTGACCCTTTAGGGTAGATCGGAACTCCCTCACCTATCTCGCAGCTCGCTTGAGTTACGAGTATGGAGTTCCCTTCCAAACCATTGTCGAACTATCGCCGATGGTATTCAAGGCACATATAGATGTGTTGAAAGATTTAGCGAAGGAGCGTAGCGATGCCAGTAAAACTGCAAGGCGCAACCGCACTTCGTAAGGCTCTTGCTAGAGTAGAGCCAACTCTTGCAAAAGAGACTAACAAAGAGATTGCCTCTTTTCTTAAGCCAGTAGTTGCTAATGCACGAGGCTTCTTGCCTTCCAACGCTGCAGCTCCTAGCGGTTGGTTGAAGCGACCTAATGCCAGTGGGCGTTGGGCTAATCGCTCCTATGACTACCAAGAGGCTCGTAAGGGCATCACTTTTAAGTCAACACCTAGCAAGCCGAACCGTCGAGGATTTCAGGCACTTGCTTCTATCTTTAACAAAGGCGCTGCTGGCGCTATCTACGAAACAGCAGGACGCAAGTCAGGAGTCGTTGGAAACTTTACTCCTAACCTTGGCGGTCAGTTGGTAGGCAAAGGTCAGAAAATGACTGGTCGCGCAATCTTTAGAGCCTTTGAAGATGATCGTGGCAAGGCTCAAGATGGCGTAGTAAAGGCTATTGAAAAGGCAGCAGCTAACTTCGACTCAATGAAGGACAAGGTCTAATGGCAGATTTAAGAATTGACGTTGCTGCGGAGTTTACAGGCAAGAAAGCATTTAAGCAGGCCGATACCGCAGTCCAGAAATTACAGAAGGACGTTGTAAAGTTAGGTAAAGGCTTAGGTCTAGCCCTTGGTTCTGCCGCCTTAATCCGATATAGCAAGGACGCAGTTAAGGCTTTTGCAGCTGATGAAGCAGCGGCTATCCGCCTTGCCAATGCAGTAGATAACCTTGGACTTGCTTACGCTAATCCACAGATTACTAAGTTCATCAAAGAGCTTGAGATTACTGCTGGAGTGGCTGATGACGTGCTTCGTCCAGCCTTCCAAGCCCTGCTCACAACCACAAAAGATTTAGGCACAAGTTACAAGCTACTCAACGATGCTCTTTCAATCTCACGCGGTTCAGGCGTTGATCTCGCTACCGTAGTTCAAGACTTGGCTAACGGTTACGTTGGAATCACTCGTGGACTTAAGAAGTACAACACAGGACTTAGCCAGACAGAGTTAAAGTCTAAGTCCTTCGCTGAGGTTCTTACTATCCTCAATGCTCAGTTCGCTGGCGCTAATCAAGCCTACCTAGACTCTTATGCTTACAAGCTCGATGTCCTCACAGTTGCAGCCAATAATGCCAAGGAGACTATTGGTGGCGGTCTAGTTAATGCCCTAGCAATGGCAGGCGGTGGATCAGAAGTTCAGGACGCAGTCAGAGCAATTGACAATGTAGCGAAGGCAATCAATGGCATTACTACAGCAGTCGGCTTTGCAGTAGGCGCACTTACTAAGCTCTATAAGGGCTTGGATTTCATCACTACCGTTGGTGGCTTACTTGGGCCTAACGGCAAGATAGTCCAGAAGTTAAATCCTTCTGCTAGTGCCCAGCCATTAAACAAACTTGCACAGACACAGATTAAATCTTCAACAGTTCTTGCAAAGGCTACTAAGAACAACACAGCAGAATTAAAGAAGCAAGCTGCACTCAAGAAGGCTGGCACAGTCTTTGACTTAGATCAGATTCAGATTGTTGCTGCCTTAAAGGGTAAAATCTCAGAAGAAGAAAAGATTCGCTTACAGGCTCAATTAGCTTTGCTTAACGGCAATACTGATTTAGCGGCAAGACTGACTAACGAGATTCTTAAGGCACAGGATTCCACAGGCAACTTGTCTAAGTTCCTTTCAGCCTTGCCTAACGCTAAGAATCCTTTTGAGTACCTAGATGCTTACCTTTCCTATATCGCTAACAAGGCAGCGGCAGTCCTTACAGGCTCTACTGCGCCTAGCGTGCCAAGTAGTAACGCCTCAGCAGCGCCAATGCCTACGCCGTCAGAAATGGCTGCATCAGGCTCTTTCTCTCAGCTAGTCTCACAAGGCGCAGGAGCATCAGGCGGCTTCTCACCAGTAGTTGCAGCAGCCATGGCTCCTCAAGTAATTGAGTTAAAGATTCAACATTCGGAGCAGGGTTCGTCATAGGATCACCAGACAACGGCGTTATCGGCGTCAATACTTTTGGTGCATCTGACGTAGTTATTCCTACAGTTGATTTAACTCCTAACGTGTATTCCATCTCAATCCGCCGTGGTCGCAATATCATGAAGGACACCTACGAGGCTGGCACAGCCATTGTGAGAGTCTTAGACCCTACAGGTGCGTTCAACCCACAGAACACTTCATCGCCTTATTACCCATACCTTGTGCCTCTGCGTAAATTGCGTGTCTCAGCTACTACAGCAACAGCCGAGCACTTTCTATTCTCTGGCTATGTCAATGACTATAAATACACCTTTCCTCAAGGGCAGGAAACTGCGTATGTAGATATTCTCTGCACAGACGGTTTTCGCCTTCTACAGATGGCTAACGTGGCTACTGTCCCTACAACGCCAGCAGGTCAGACAACAGGCACACGCATAGGCAAGATTCTCGATGACGTGCAATGGCCTGTGTCTATGCGATCTATCGCAACAGGCGATGCAACCTGCCTAGCAGACCCAGCAACTATCCGCACAACCCTTGAGGCAGTCAAGATCGTAGAGTTCTCAGAAGGTTTAGGGGCATTCTATATGTCACCAGACGGTACGGCTATCTTCAAGTCTCGCAGCCAAGTAACTAGCACTCTAGCCAATACAGCCACAGCCTTTAATCAGACTTCAGGTATCCCATA